TGGAAGGCTTTAATCTTTACTATTTTATTTTTTAGTATTGGTTTTAGTTCTCTTCTATGGATAGATTAAGTAGAATGTAATTTCACTAACTAAAAGGAGATTCACATGGGCGAGAAAAAAACCACCCCCATTACGATCAACGATACAGAATACACCCTCGAAGACATGACCCCTGAGCAACAAGCGATGGTAAATCATGTTGCTGATCTTGACCGCAAAATATCAAGCACTCAATTTAACCTTGACCAACTGAGCGTAGGCAGACAAGCATTTATGAATATGCTTACCCAACAGCTAGAAGTTGATGACGCGGTAGCCGAGGAAAACTAATGGCTACTGTCAAAGAGGCGTTATTAAAACTTGAAGCCCACGAGCGTGAATGCGCTGTTCGAATGGAAGCTATTGAAGACAAGTTTAAAGCTATTGAAAAACGCCTTGATGACGGTTCTGTTAGATTTAAAAAAGCAGAGATGATGGTGTGGGGTATGTATCCCCTCATCATCGGTTTGTTTTTGATTGAAAGGTTAGCATGATGTTAGAGTCTTTAATTTCCCCTGTTTCCAATCTACTGGAGCGTTTCATACCTGATGCCGACACTAAACAAAAACTCGCGCATGAGATTGCAACGCTCTCAGACCGCCACGCGCAGGAACTCGCAGTCGCTCAGATTAAGCTCAACACCGCGGAAGCTAAAGGAAACTGGTTCCAATCAAGTTGGCGACCCGCAACAGGATGGGTCTGCGTCCTTGGATTCGCAGTCAATTTCCTTATCTCGCCACTGGCGGCAGGGTTTGGAATAGATATACCTCAAGCTGATACGTCTGTGATGATGCCAGTATTAATGGGTATGCTTGGACTTGGTACACTCAGGTCAGCAGAACGCATAAAAGGAGTCGGAAAATGACTACAAAGAAAAAAGAAAAGAAAGAAGAAAAGAAACAAGAAAAGAATTATTTCAAACCTAAAGAACTGAAGTGCAAAGCAACAGGAGAAGAAGGGTTTGATCCTGACTTCTTAGCCCTCCTAAATGAGATACGTCATGAGTGTGGTTTTAGCTTTCCCCTATCTAGTGCTTACAGGTCACCTCAACACCCCATAGAAGCGCGTAAAGAGCGTCTAGGAGCGCATACGTACGGAAAGGCGGTAGATATATTAGCTAACGGAGAAAACGCCTTAGAAATCATTAGAGTGGCACAAAAGCACGGTATAAAAAGAATAGGTGTACAGCAGAAAGGTGGTGGTAGATTTATCCATCTGGACGTTTGCACAGAGGAGGAAGGTTTTCCCCCTGCGATTTGGTCTTACTAGTACCATATAAAACATAAGCCCTGCCTAGTGCGGGGTTTTTTTTGGCTTATTAATTAACAAAAAGGTTTACATTTAAGATTAGATAGGCCATAATGTAACCTCAATCAATAAAACAAGGGCAATAAAATGAGTAAATACAACGGTTGGACAAACAGAAACACTTGGTTAATTAACCTGCATTTTGGCGGCTTACTAGATGGTTATAAAGAAGATGGTCTTGAAGTTACCGCTGATCTAATTCAAGAAATATGGCTAGATCATATTGAACTTGAAACAAAACACCTCGATGTAATAGTTATGGATTTTCTTGACTTTGAAGGCATTAACTGGGAAGAAATAGCTGAACATTATCAGGTAGAAGAAGATGAATAATATCAATGAGTTAAACGACTATGAGCGCGGTGAGTATGACTGCATTCTTGGCTACCCTGCCTTAGAGGGTCAATCAGAGGCTTACGAACTAGGTTATGGTGAGCGATACGCAAAACAAGAGACTGTAGGAGGTCAACATGAGTTTATCTAAAGAAGTCTGGCAGACTTTATCTGCTATTGATGTGTCAGATCATATTGAGAAAAAAGGCAAGCTATCTTATCTGTCATGGGCTTGGGCTTACGGCATTATGATGGAGTATTATCCTGAACTGCATTACTCGTTTGAAGAAGATAAATGTGAAGAAACTGGCACAGTAGAAATTAGTTGCACTGTTCACATACATACTGGAGCAGATCGCGATCAAGTAATGATGCGTCATATGTGGCTACCAGTGATGGATCATCGTAACAAAGCAATATCCAATCCTGATAAGTTTGCAATTAACTCATCTAAAATGCGCTGTTTGACAAAGTGCTTTGCAATGTTTGGGTTAGGTCACTATATCTACGCAGGGGAAGATTTGCCAGAGGCGGTAGCTAAGGCAACGGTTAGTGAAGATCAAATAATTGCTATCAAGAAATTACTTGATGAAACAAAATCAGATGAGGCTAGGTTTTTAGAGTGGCTTAAAGTAGAAAATATTGATCAAGTTTTAGCCAGTAATTACGACAGAGTGATTGCCGCGATAGAGGCTAAGAAGTGATTATCCTAGACCATGAACAAGGGACTGAGGAATGGCTTGCCGCACGATTGGGTAGGCCATCTGCCAGTGGCTTTTCTAAGCTGATTACTGCAACTGGTAAGCCGTCAAGTTCTGCTAGTGGTTATATTCACGAACTAATTGCAGAACGCCTTACAGGTGAATCCACCCCCTTCCATGTTACTGAATGGATGGAACGTGGGACTAAGTTAGAGCCAGAGGCTAGAGAGGCGTATGAATTTATAACTGATAATAAGGTTATAGAAACTGGCTTTATTTTAGACCCTAGCTTTGAATTTGGCTGTTCACCTGATGGCCTAATTAATGGTGATGGCGGTTTAGAGATTAAATGTCCTGCGCCTAAAACGATGGTTAGCTATCTGGCAGATGAACAAGTTGGTGTTAAGAAATACTGGCAACAAATTCAAGGTTGTATGTGGATTACACAACGTAAATGGTGGGACTTTTTTGCCTATCATCCAAAAATGCGGCACGTTCTTGTGCGCGTTAAACGCGATGAAGAATACATCGAAAAGTTAGCCGCTGAAGTTAATGCGGCTGTAAATCAAATTTTAAACCAAGTGGAGAAGTTAAAATGATAGTAGGACTGAATGTAAGAATCAACGTGAGTAAGATTGATAAATCCAAGCTGTATAAAGGGGCTAAGGGTGTCTATTTGAACATGACAACCTTTGTTGATCTTGATGAAGAAGATGAATATGGCAACAACGGATTTATCTCTATGGAGCAATCCAAAGAACAGCGCGATGCAGGTGAGCAAAGCGTGATCTTGGGGAATGTTAAAAAGTTCTGGACAGACGGTGCGGAAGTTAGTGCGCCACAACCAGACATGAGCCTTGAAGAACTGGATGAAGATATACCGTTCTGATCTAAAAAGCCCCCCTCTCGGGGGGCAAACCATAGGAGGTTGTCGATCGGGGGAACCGACCAAACAAATATAACATAGGATTTAATGCAATGAAATTAATACACGTAGGCAAATGCGTAGTAGCCGCACAAGAACTTAAAGGAATCACTAGTGTGGAGTTTGCTAAAATAGCAAAGACTTCCCCTCAGCAAGTATTAAGATGGCGTACCCAATCTAATATGAAACTCCATACTATTCAGCGCGTATGTGATGCTTTGGATATAAGCCTAGAGTCTTTTATAACTTTTAATTATAAGGTTTAGGTTTACCTTTTTGTAAAAATGATTTTTAATTAGTACAGTATTCGGGCTAGAGCAGATATGAATTGACATATCCCTTCGGGTGGCGAACTCCCTAACAGAATGCCATAGACGCGGTTGACCCTCCGCACATAGCCCCTAATAGAGATCGGTTTCTCTTGATGGATAGTTTGGCGATACGATACGAATACGAATTAACCGCTAAGTCGCATAGCCCTTAGATCGAATAATTTACGAGAAGCAGTCGTAAAAGGGTTAAAACATCTTTTAAAAAGTTACATAAAATAATAAGAAACAATTTATCAATAAAACAGGCGAGGCTTGCCGAGCCATAGGAGATTAAAATGAGTATTAAGCATGAAGATGTATGCCATTTAATTGGAATGACAGAGCAAGAGTTTATAAGTTGGACGCAAACATTTAATGCGGCTTATAAAACTTTTATATCTGAAGACGGTTATTTAGGTTGTATTTATACTGATGGTGATTGTGGGTTTATGTTATTTAGCACTGATTGTGAATGCTTTGAAGATGAAGGTGTTAGCGTACAAGTCAGTGGCAAATATTGCGACATAGATTTTGCATCGATGCATGAAATACATATAAAGCTATCTGGGTGGGAGGATTAATTATGATTACTATGAGAGAAACATCATCAGATAGATCGAGAGAGCAACGATTATTGGCGGCAATGGCAAAGCGTTTAGGGTGTCAATATAAACAATCACCAAATCTTAAAAAGTACAGGCTCGACGGATGGTTTCATAATGGTCAGGATTGTGATAGCCGTGGTGAGATGATTGGTTGGGCAGAATGTAAATGGTATGGCGATGGTAAAAAGGCATTTTGTGCGTTAAATGTTCCTAAGTACATGGAGATTCTTCACTTAAGTCAAACAACCATGCTTCCTTCTTATTTTATTTTTAGAGAAGAAAACAGATTTGGCTATATAATAGTTCATGATGGTGTTATGCATCGGGCAAAGTTTAAAGTATTTCAAACAGGCGGCACTGCCAAGGGAAGACAACCTAATCCTGATGATATAGAACCGTTAATTATGTTTGATAAATCAGAAATACACTGGGGGAACTAATGATTTTAAATAATGGCGACAACTGGCAACCAAAAGAGACTGACGTTATCGCTTGGCAACGTGCTTTTCCTAAAGTAGATGTACACCAAGAACTAATGGCGATGGAATCTTGGTTAGATGCTAATCCAACTCGCAGGAAAAAACCCACAGGCATTAAACGCTTTGTAAACTCTTGGTTATCTAGATCACAAGATCAAGGGGGCAGTTCACCTATTGCCAAAAAATATAACAAGCCTGATAGCATAAGAGCCAAAACTTTAGAGATGCAAATGGCTGATGTCACTTGGGTCGATCCTGATCAAGTTCAAATGATGAAGGAATTCTACTTAAATAAATTTGGTTACTACTATGATGGAGAAATACGTGACAGCATCTAGCCAAGCAAAACAAATACGATACGAAGGAAACAAGCCAGACTTAGTACATGGTCGATACTACACGATTAAAAGATTGGCTGAGATAACTGGATTATCAGATACTGCAATTCGATACAGGTTAAACGGTAGCAACATATGCACAGATGATGAGTTGGTTAAAAGTCATTGCGGTAGAACACTGCGTAAAAAGAAGGTTGAAGTGACTACAACACTATCTCAAAAATGGCTGACAAGGAAGCTAGTGTGAGCCAAGGAGATTTTATTAAGATAGGCAATTTGCTAGAGGTAGAGAAGCGGTTGCCTTTTCTTATTAAAAGAGTCAATGCTTGGGACTATTCAAAACCCCTTTGTGTAACTCTTAAGCCTTACACTAACCCAAGAAGCCTAAATCAGAATGCTTTATTCCATGTCTGGTGTAAAAACATGTCAGATAAGTTTATTGAAAAAGTGCCTACAGCTACGCCAGAGAATATGAAGTTAATGATGAAGCAAAGGTTTCTAGGCACAGAAGATATAAAAATAGGCAAGACAGTAATTAAGAATCAGGTTAAGCACACAAGTGGTCTGGATGTTGGCGAAATGGTGTATTTTCTTGATAGCGTGTATCATTGGGCTAGGGACAACGGAATATTCTTAGAAGTGCCAGAAAATTCTGAGTACCAAAAGCTGAAAAAACAACAGGAGAGTTGAATGATTAAGGCTGACCCCAGAACGCTTATAGAATTTACAACGACAGATAGACAAAAAGAAGTAGTTAATGCCGTTATTAAAAATGGCTCTGCTAAAAAAGCCGCTAAAGAATTAAAGTGTGACAGACGGACTGTTGATAAAATGATAGTTCGGTTAGAAAAGATAGCCGCATCAAATGGCGTAGCCCCACATCGAGACTTAACTCACCAAACAGCCGAAGGATTCCAAGCTAAGAGAATATCAACGGCATACAAGGAAGACGGCTCAGTAGCCTTACAGTGGGTTATCCAAGAGCCAGACAAACAAAGCCTACAGCAACGCCTTAATTATATGCTAGAGGGGATTAAGGACGATCTAACAGGCTTTAAAAAAGCAGTTAAACCACCTGCAAAAGTAAACGCTGATTACCTAGCAATGTATATCATCGGTGACCACCATTTTGGGATGTTGGCCGATAGCGAGACTAAGCTAGACGATGATGATTGGGACGTAAAGATAGCAAGCCAAATCCTATTAGACTCAACTGAACGATTAGCCAACAGAGTTGGTGATGCCGAGATTGGTGTGCTGTTAAATGTGGGTGATTTTTTTCATGCAGATTCGAGCAAGAATGAAACCACAGCAGGGACAAGGGTAGACGTAGACACGCGTATAGGTAAGACGTTTAAACTGGCAGGAAGGCTTTTTCAAATCCTTGTAGAAAAGATGCTTAAAACCCATAAGAAAGTTGTGGTTATTAATGTCAGGGGTAATCACGATTCTGACATGGCTTGTCATCTATCTAGCTGTTTAGAAATTATTTATGACAACGAGCCAAGGGTTGAGGTCTTACAAAATTACTCTAAGTTTATACATTACCAATGGGAAAATAATCTATTCGTATTTCATCATGGCGATAGAATTAAGCACGAGCAGATTCTACAAACGGTCATTAAGAACCTTGATGATGAGTGGAGTCAATCTAAAAACAGATACTGTCACTTAGGGCATATTCACCACCATATAGCTAGAGAGGTGGGATCGATGCATTTTGAACACTGGGGAAGTCTTACTTCTACAGACCAGTGGCATTCGGACTCAGGCTATGGCGCAGAGCGGTCTATGACTGCGGTGGTTTATCATAAAGATCATGGGGAAGATTCTAGAGTTAAGATAAAGGTGGGGCATGAGTAATGTTATCAAATTACATTCAGGCACAATTACTCTTAACAAACTATTCTGTGATTGCGGACAATCTCTTGAGTACTGGCTAGGGGATGATGCGTGTGGTTACGGCATTTGCGCTAGGTGCGATCTACATTGTCCCGAAGAGGTTACAGTCAAAGGAGAAGAAGAATGTCAAAAGCATTAGAAATACAGATTGGTGGTGATCATTACGCCAATAAAAAGATACAACCCATCGAATATATTATGGCTAATAACCTTAATTTTTGTGAGGGCAATGTCGTAAAGTACATTACTAGGTGGCGCGAAAAGGGTGGGGTAGAATCATTACGGAAGATAAAACACTATGTAGACTTTTTAATTGAGGAAGAAGTTAATGGCAAAGAGGAAGAAATCTACAGTCGCCCAAGAGGTCGAGAAAGCCGCAAAATTACTACAACGATTAGTTAGATTAAAAGCATCAGATGACAACGGCTACTGCCAGTGTGTGACTTGCGGCAAGATAGACCACTATAAGAATATGCAGGGTGGTCACTTTTACAGCAGACGACATACAGTTTTTAAACTTTTTGAAGAAAATATCCATGTGCAATGCCCTGCTTGCAACCAGTGGGGTATGAAAACAACAAAGATTCAGGAGGCTTATCGCATCTACATGGAAGATTTGTACGGTGTAAGGCGCATCAGGGCAATGCAACGGTTAGCTTGGAGGGCATCGCCTAAGTTTAACCGCGATGAAGTCATAGCTTTTCAGCGTGATTTGAATGAAAGAATACAAGATGAAGTGTTTAGAATCGGGGAATATTAAATTAATTTACCTATTTATTAACAAAAGGGTTTACATTTAGGGTTATATAGTATTTAATGTAATCTCAATCAATCAATAAAGGGTATCAATATGAAATTATCAAACTCAAGAATAGCCGCACAAAACAGAGCC